CGTCCACCGGGTTGATTTTCATTAGACTTTCGTAGGTTTTAACCTCCTCTAATCTAAATCGTTTAACCCCTCGGATGCAATTGAGTGTTGAAGAATTGGTTCATCAAAACGCCAGTTCGGGTATCTTGCTTGGAACTCTAGATCACAAAGCGATAAAGGTTTGGGAAGTAATCCCCCCTTACCTGCTTTGTGAGAAGGTTTCCACAGACGACCGTTCTGTGCTATGGCTCGTGAAGTCTTACTTCCCTCCTGAATCCCTGCAAAGAGATCGGTTATGTGAACATTTGAGTCGAATAAGAGGTCAATGCATTTTGCATTTACCGCCGATTCGTACTCCTCTGTCCACAGGCCTTTTCTCCGTGCAAATACAGGTTTCGGAAGTGACTTTTGTGCCATTAGCCAAGTCTTCCAGGTTGTTTCCTGATGGCTTAGTTGAATTGGTCTTTCCTTTTTCCAATTTAGTAGAATTCTGTGAGCAATCCTCAGATCAAGTTCTGAGGGCTGTCCCCAAGATCCTACTGGAAGACCTATTCCTCCTAACCACTCCGGGATATACCATGGAAGGCGCGTTTTGTTGAGCATGTCACGGTGGTGATTAATGAAGTTTTTCATTAATGACTCATGAAGTTCTAAAGGTGCCAATCTTAGAAGTTCCCGTGCTCTTGCACTGACGTTGTTGTGAGCGTTGGCTTGGTCGTTGAGACCTACCTTTCCTTCGGATCTTTTAAGACCGAAGAGAAGGCCAAGATTCACATACTTAGTCAGTCTTAAATGTGTTTGTCGACGGATAATTGTTCCGTCTGCCTTTTGGTAATCTATCTGAAAGGGTTCCTCTGTACGTTCAAAACTTGTAGAATTTATATCTACAAATTTGTCTGATACATAGGTCTTCCCGAGAGATTCCTTAAGACCGGCAAAGGCAGTAATTTTCTGCCAGAAACCGTAAACACTTTTATGACCTCGAATTGCAACATCGTCTCCATTAATCATTATTTTAGCATCTTTAAGGGTGTAAATCCTCTTTTCTGCTAATTCTAATGACCAACGAGATAATGCTGCATTCGCGATGCAGAGCACCGGAAAACTCACGATTGATCCCATGAGTTGTCCCGTGACTTGTGGTTTGTGACCCTCGAAGATATGTTCAGTTAGTGCTTGTTGAAATAACTTTTTCTCAAAGTTTGACAATTTAAGCAGTATACTAATTTCATCTGCAATCGTATTTGAAACCCAAGGTTTCAAATTGTCCGTTGCTGCTTCATAATCACCAGAAAGGTAGACTTCATCTTTATAAAGATGAAATCCCATCCTATCTAGTAATTGTGATTCACTTACGGGACGATCTAGCAGTGAGAAGCATGGATGTCTTCTCAATCTTCTATGGATCACTCTCCAGACGTTCTTAAGAACTGTTTGTTGAAGTGGGGGCATCTTAGTAATCATTCTGATTTTAAGTGCCTCCGCAAGAGCGACAGGCTCTACCTCGGGAATTTCTGATTCGGCTTGTTTTGCAAGTCTGAACCATAACTTCTCGAAGGCAGAATCTAGTCCCTTTTGGTCTACTTCTACTTTAGTTCCAGTTTCGTCCTCATTTTGTATATGTTCCTCTTCTTCGACCATTACAGTACGTAAATATCCACCCGGCCTTCTAAGGCCGGCAAGAAGCGTGGGATGATTTAAAATCGTTCCTACACTTCCTGATTGTTGCCGATTATTAATATAGTTGGCACTTGTGGATGGAAAGAAGGCATGAATTCTCTCTTTATGAGTGAATTCATATCCCTTGAAGAGTTCCTGGACAGTTCGTCTTAACTGTTTCTCGACGTTTAATCGAGATAAGGTTAATTCGATACCAT